CAAGCGATAGATATGACTTCTTTAGGAGATAAATCTAATAGAGAGTTGTTTGAATGGATCAAAGAAAATTTAGACTTTGACCAGATGATATGGGAGCTAGGTGGAGACCCTGCTAAAGAGGGTACAAGTCCTAGATGGATTCATATTTCTTATGTAAGTAAAAAAGCAAATAGAAACAGAATATTAAGAGCTAAAGCAAAAGGTAGTCAAATTACTTATTATGTAATGTAATGAGGTATGAAGTTGCTATAATTGATAGATCAGCTTCAGGCATAACTCTTTTAGGAGGAGTATCTATACATCCTAAAGATGATGAAAATGATTTTTTAGAAATAAATTTTTATTTTCTATTTTTTGTTTTACATATTAAATTATATTAAAATGCCTATACCTAAACCAAAATCAAAAGAAAGCCAAAAGGAATTTATGGCTAGATGTGTTCCTGTACTTAGTAATTATCATAAAAAGGATCAAGCAATAGCTATGTGCTATAAATCTTATAAGGAAAACAAATGAGTAAAAAAAAGTTCAAAGATACTAAGGTAGGTCAGTTTCTATTAAAAAAAATCCCTAATGTAGTTGGAGCAATAGCAGGAGATAGTCCAGTAGGAAGCGTTATTAAAGCTGTGATAGGTGGTTCTGATATGTCTGCTGAAGATAAAGCAATAGCACTAAAGAAATTAGAGTTAGAAGAAGCTGAGATGGAGGCAATTACTAGGCGTTGGGAGGCAGATTCTAAAAGTGGTTGGCTTACTGCTAATGTAAGACCCCTAACACTTATCTTTTTTTCCTTAGCTTATGTAATAGGTTGGTATTGTGGATATGAATTAAATTCAATTTCTGGAGTTCTCACAATCATAATTGGTAGCTATTTTGGAAGCAGAGGTATTGAAAAAGTGATGGGGAATAACAAACATAAATAATGGCTAGAGGAATTAATATAGCTATTTATAGAAAACCTAAAAAGAAATCACACCCTCATAGTAAAAATTTATCTAGGTTAAAATCTAGTAAACAATACAAAAAAAAGTATAGAGGTCAAGGGCGTTAATTTTTTTTTTATATATTTGTCAAGCTGTCGCAAATCAGTTTAAGTTGCCAAACTTTAGGTAATCACTCCTATTGGATCGTGTAAAATAATTAAGTTCTTTTTCTTGGGGGAGGGATTTTTCTTTCTTTTTTCTTTTTGTTGTTTTTCTTTTTTCTTTCTTTGTTATTAAAATTATTGTTAATATTTCGTTATATTTGTAAACAACTATGAGTTTTAATACAGACATAATAGACAAAATTGTAAGTTATAAAACAGTATCTAAAAGAGAAAAGATAAATAGATTACTAGAATTAGAATCTAATTATTTAGCTAATAATATTAGTTGTGATCTTACAAAGACAGAAAAAAACATTATTAGAAAAAATAGTAGATACATTTATAGAGCTATATCTAAAATCAATTCAGAGATAGGTAATAAGTTCTTACAATTCCAAGATAAAGATGCCTAAAAAGGTTACTAGAAAATCATTAATAAAAAAACTAGATACTTTATTTAGCTTATATATTAGGCTAAAATCAGCAAATAAAAATGGTTTTATTAAATGCTATACTTGTGGAGTTAAAAAACACTATAAGGATTATATGCAATGTGGACATTTTATTTCTAGGAGGCATTATATTTTAAGATGGTCAGAAAGAAATGCCAGACCCCAGTGCTATGGGTGTAATGTGATGGCACAAGGTCGCCAATATCAATTTGCCATAAACCTCAATAAAGAGTATGGGTACGATATAGCACAAGAATTACTAGATCAAAGTAGAGGAACTGCTAAGTTTTCAAACGATGATTTACTTTCGTTGATAAATAGATATAAAAATTTTACAGACTTAATGGATAAATAATTAACTTTGATTAGTTCTGTTCATTTTGTCTTTGGGGAAAAGGGGTTAATTTAGGTTAATCCTTTTTTTTGCTTTAATTCTTGTTTATTAAATAAAAGTTTCATAACTTAGCCTCATTGTTTAACCAATTTTTTAAAAATGACAGATACTATTATAGTTGAGGAACTTAAAACCGAATCACAAAAAGAGCTTGAAAAGACTATTGAATCTTGTGAATGGGATATTAAATATCACACAGAAGAAAGAGATAGACATAATAGAGCTTTAGATATTAGGAGGAGAGCTTTAGATAATTTAAAAGCTGAGTATGAATCCAAATATTAGACATAACTATAACAACCTTATGGTAGGGTACTATAGGGATCGTATAGATGCTTTAATTAGAAAAATAGAGCAACTAGAAAATATGTTAGAGTTTAAACAAATTCAAATAGAAAAATTAGAAGATGAAAAAAGAACTATCACTTAATGAAAAATTAGCTAAGGTTCAAACTGAACTAAAAGCTAAAAAAACCAAGTTTAATAAATTTGGTAGGTATTATTACAGGACTGCTGAAGATATATTAGAAGCAGTAAAGCCTTTTCTAATGCCATTGAAATTATCAATTAGAATTAAAGAAGAACTAATTGATACATCTACTATCAAATCAACAGCAATTATTACTGATGGTTTAAGTAGGTATAAAGCAAGTGCTATAGTAGCAGTTGATCTAAACCAGAAAGGTATGCAAATGCCTCAAAGATTTGGAACAGCTAGTAGCTATGGTAAAAAATATGCTTTAGGAAATCTGTTTTTAATAGATGATACTCAGGATGCAGATGCCACTAATGACCATAAGGTAAAACCTAAGCTCACTAAAGGCACTAAAGACTGGTACGATGTACTTAAAGTATTAGAGGCAGGTAAAGACTGGGATTATATAGAGAAATCTTACTCAGTATCAAAAGATCAAAAAGATCAATTAGTAGAATTAACACAAAAATCAATTAAAAATTAAAATTATGAGTTTATTAATTAATGCGTTTATTAGGGTAGATAAGCTACCAAAAGAAAAATTTGTAAAAGGTAAAGATGGATCAGTTTATTATAACTTAACTGTTTCTGTAAACGACCAGTCAAGATTTGGTAATAATGTTTGGGTTTATGATTCTCAGTCTAAAGAAGAAAGAGAAGCTAAAAAACAAAAACACTCATTAGGAAATGGCAAAGTTGTCTGGACTGATGGAAATGTGGCTCTTGCTGAAAAGGAAGAAAACACAGACCATATCATAGCAGGAACAGAAGATGCTTACAAAAAAGAAGATTTACCATTTTAACAAATAGGGGGGATTAATTTCTCCCCTTTTTTTTTTATCTTTATTAAATGACAAACAAACCCTCAGACTTATTTTACAATATTAATAAAATGGAACAGATCGAAAAAGACTGTTTCATAAATACAACCAAAGAATTATCTTACCCTCCAGTCGCAATTTCACTAGGAGAAAAATTATTAAAGTCAAGACAGGGAGATCAACTCGTTCCAATTCCAATAGGAACTTATGGCTCTTTTTCATTTATTCAAGCAGCTCCTAAAACTAAAAAAACTTTTTTTGTATCTTTGTTGGCAAGTGTATATCTATCAGGTAGAAATAACTTTGGTGGAGACATAAGAGGACATAGAAATGGAAGATGTTTATTACACTTTGATACAGAACAAGGCAAGTGGCATTGTCAAAGAGTGTTTAAAAGAGTATTAGATATGAATAGAGAGTATGAGCAGGGATGCTATCATACTTATAGTCTAAGAACACTTGCTCCCAGAACAAGAATAGAATTTATAGAACACAGCCTAAAGACAAAGAAGAATATAGGATGCTGTATTATTGATGGAATAGCTGATCTCTGTAATGATGTAAACAATATAGAGGAGGCTAATGCAGTTATTCAGAAGTTAATGGAATGGACTGAAAATTATAATATACATATAATTACAGTTATTCATAGTAACTTTGGATCAAGCAAACCAACAGGACATTTAGGAAGTTTCCTAGAAAAGAAAACCGAAACACAAATTGAACTAGATCAAAACAGCGTACATAAAGAACGAATTACAGTAAGATGTAAAAGAAGTAGAGGCTATGGTTTTGAGACATTTAGCTTTGAAGTAAATGAGATAGGACTACCAACTATTGTAGGGGATTTATACGATCCTTTAGGATAATGAAAAGTTATGGTAGAAAAAACAATGAGGTTGTTATTCAAAAAGAATAAGGACTGGGTAGATATTTGTATGTCTTTTGGTTTAGACTTTGAGACAAGTCGTGATCTGGTACAGGAAATGTATATTAAGATGCAACTTAAACTAGAAAAAGGCTTAGATATTTCTTATGGAGAGGATGATATAAATTATTACTATATATTTAATTGCCTTAGATGGATGTTTATAGACTTAAAGAAAGGTAAAAAGATACATAAAGTAGGAACAGAAAAGTTAAGAGCTTATACTAATGATATTGACTATATGGCTAAATATAAACTAATCCAAGATGATTTAGATAAAATGTACTGGTATGATAAAAAAGTATTTCTTATGATAAATGCAGGAGAATCAATAGCAAGTCTAGCAAGGAAAACAGGAATACCATACTACTCACTTTATAATACTTATAACAGAGTTAAAGATAGATTAAAAAAATTATTATGAATGATGTTTTTCAATCTGATTTAAAAGTAGGAAAAATATATGAAAACATTGTATTAAAAAAAATACAAGAAAAATACCCAAAAGCATATATACAAAAAGGATATTGTAAAGATTGGGATATATACATACCTGAATTAAAAATAGGTGTAGAGGTAAAGTCAGATAAAAAAAGTATGCACACAGGAAATATAGTAATAGAAATAGAATTTGATAATAAACCCTCAGCACTAAGTACAACAAAAGCTGAATGGTGGGTAATATATGATGGAATAGATTATAACTGGTTTACTGTTAATAATATTAAGAAGTGTATTAAAGACAATAGTTTAAGGTATGCAGGTTTTATAGGTAGAGGAGATACTAAACAAAAAAAAGCATATCTTATAAAAAAAGAGATATTATATAAATATAAAGAAATATGAAATTAGGAAACTTAGTAGAGAAAATAATAAACATAATTACAATAGGTCAAGGCAAAAGATTAGCTACTTGGGTAGCAAAGAAAATGGGATATGAAAAATGCGACTGTGATAAAAGAAAGCAATCTCTAAATAAAATCAAAATTAAAAGATGGTAAAATTTGAAAAAGATGACTTTAAAAAATGGACTAAATTTAGAATGGGTAAAAAATCATACCTATCAAGAAAAGAGTTTGAAATGGTATCGTACTTCCACAGCAAGTATAAAAAACACTCGTATTATTTACCTTGCACCTGCTCCCCCAAAACAATAAAACAATGGATAGTAGATTTGAATAAAATCTGGGAGAATGGGGATAGCTAAAATACACAAATGGGAACAAGCTGTAGTAATGATATTAAACCTAGATGGTTGGGATTTAGAATGGACTGGAGAAAAGTTTAAGTCTTATGATGCTAAAGGCAAAACTCCTAAAGGGCGTGAGTGTGTTATTGAAATGAAATTTAGAGATAAGTATTATGAAGAAAAAATGCTAGAGAAATCTAAATATGATTCTTTAATGAAACTCCCTGAAGATGTAGTCAAGTTATATTTCGTAAATGATCCAAAAGGAAACTTTATGTATTGGCTAAACAACTTAAAAATGCCACAGCTAATAAAACTCTATTGTCCTGATACTTCATTTTGGACTAAAAAAAGACTTAAAAAAGAAGTCTATCTTCTCAAAGAAAACGAGGCAAGTAGAATTAATTTGAATAGTTATTAAATCTTTGTTAATAATTTTGTATATTGCAGTATGTTTTTAACAAATAAGGAAATAAAAACTATCAGAACCTCGCAACTCAAAGGCGAACTTGAATCTTGCATCAGACTAGCTGCTAAGATACTTGATGAGCTTACAGAGAGAGGGGAAAGGTAAGTAACTGATAATCAAGAGGTTATGAAAAAGAGGCAATACAGGTCAAGGCAGGGGAGGTCTGACCTTAAATATAAAGAAACAATGAAAGTAACATTAATCTCTATTATTGGATTAATAGTAGTTTTCATATATATACTTATTACAAAATGATATTACTTGTAGATGCAGATAGCTTAATCTTTGCTAGTTGCTATAGAACTAGACATAATGGGGAGGAGCTTGAAGATAAATATTATAGAGATATTAAAGATGCTGCAAATAAATTTGATGAGCAGTTTATGAAAATAATTAACGATATAGATGAGGTGTATGATGTGAAGAATGTAATTACTTTTAATGGCAGCAAAGGAAACTTCAGAAAAAAAATCACACCCAAATATAAAGCCAATAGAAAAAAGCAAGAGCTTCCTCCACTATTACACCAAATGCACGAGTATGTTAAAAAGAATTATAATAGTGTGTATGGATATGGACTTGAAACTGATGATCTGGTTGCAAAACATTGGAGGGAAATAAACGACAATGCAGGAAAAGACCAAGCCTTAATAGTAGCAATAGACAAAGACTATAAACAATTTCCTTGCTTGATGTGGAATTATCATAAAAAAGAAGTATTAGACATTACTCAAGAGGAGGCTCTTTATAACTTCTATGAGCAAATGATAGCAGGGGATAGTGCAGACAATGTAAATTACTTTAAAGGCAAAGGAAAGAAGTTTGCTGAAAAATACTATAAAGGATGCAGAACAAAATATCAGTACACTAAAAAATTATACGAACTATTTAAAAAAGAATACAAAGGCAAGGCAAGACAGAAATATGTAGAATGTTATAACCTATTAAAATTAAGAACAGAATGAATACAAGACAAACATCAATAGATTGCTATAACGAAATAAAAGCAAATGGTTTGTTATCAAAAAGGAGATTACAAGTGTATGAGATTTTACTAGAGAATGGTTGTTTAACAGGAACAGAAATAGCAATTTTGTTTAAGCAAAAATACTTTAGTTCAAATCATAGTGAGGGAATAAGAAATAGAGTATCAGAATTATTTGAAAGAGGAGTAGTTTATGAAAAAGGAATAGTTAAATGTAAAAGTACAGGAAGAAAGGTGATTCAATGGGATTTGACAGATAAACTCCCTATAAAAATAAAAAGTTCTAAAAAAACAAAAAAACAAAAAATTAATGATGCTATAAATTCCTTGCGTGAATTATATAAAAATAAAAATAATAACACAAGTGAGGATTGGAAAGTAGTTGCTGATTTAATTAAAATAATATAATGATGAATTTAAAACCAATAGAAATTGCCAATAAGATAAAAGAATTATCAGGCGTAAATATTTTTACTAATAAAAGAAAAAGAAAGTTAGTAGAGATGAGAGCTTTACTTATATATATACTAAGAGACAAATTAGGAATGAGATGGGTAAGTATTGCTCTATTTTTTAAGAACCAAAACAAGCCAGTAAACCACGCTACACTAATACACAGCAGAAAAAACTTTGAAGTATATAAAAAGCATAATAAACAAATACAAGAGATACTAAATATCTTCTCTTTCAAAAGTGATCTAGGAATAGATGAAATAGATAGAATCCATTACTTAGAAAATAAATGCAGCACCCTCCAAAAAAAGTTAGATAAACCTTTAGTTAAAAAAATAATTGAAGATGAAGAAATATACAATAATCTTGAAAGAGTTATTAAGAGTTGGGAGTGGAAAGAAAAGGTTTTATAATGGAAACTAACAAAGATAAAAGAAAACAAAT